GGTGCAGATGACCAAGTACCCGGAGGCCAAGGAAATGCGGGGGCTGATGGAGTTGACCAAGAAAGTCCCGGATAAGAAGATGGGCTACCGGCTCACATACGAGTCGCCCTTGTACGATAGAAACGCCAAACAGGCATTGAATGAATGGTTAGGGAGGGAAGAACGATGGCAGAAACAGCGCGAGAAAACCAAGTCGGCAGCGCAGCCGTAAAGTATGAAACGGTCGCCGACATGGGTTCGGGGCTGGTCATCGCCAAGGTAAAGCTGACGGATTTCAGGGAGCAGGACATCAACGCCCGCATTATGAAGACCGAGATGCAGAAGCAGCTCACCGACAATATCAAAAAGCGGGGACAGCTCGAAAGTCTCCCGTTCTGCGCACTCATCGACGGCAAGATCGAGATTATCTCCGGCCACCACCGCATCCGTTCTGCAAAGGACAGCGGTGTGCTGACGGAGCTTTTTGTCATTCTGGACACCACCGGCCTGCGGCGCTCTCAGGTGGCTGCAAAGCAGTTGGCGCACAACGCCATCAGCGGCTTTGATGACCAGTCCACCCTGAAGGAAATTGCCAAGATGATCGACGATGTTGATGATATGCTGGAAAGCTACATCGGCAAGGACATCATCGGCGAGCCTATGGCCGAGCTTGAGAAGCTGCTGTCCCCGAAGGTGGAGTTTGACTGGAAGAACGTCACGTTCACCTTCCTGCCGCACCAGCTCCGCGATTTGGACCAGCTTGTGAAGGTTCTGGGTTCTCTCAGTCCCGATATGCTGGGCGTTGCCGATATTGACCAGCACGAGGAGTTCATCGAAACCATCACGAAGTATCAGCAGTTCGCCAATGTCAAGAACACCGGAGCTGCCATCCATGCGATGATTAAGGCCACGGAATCCCTGTTCGAGGACCTGCACTTCGACGAGAGTCAGGAGTGGGTGCAGCTCCCGAACCTGTTTGGTTCCCCGGCTATCCCGAAGGAAGCCGCCGACACCATCGCACAGGCTCTTGACAAGATGGTCAAGGAGGGCGAGATCGGCCCCAAGAACAAGTGGCAGGCGCTCGAATACTGGGCTGCGGATTATCTGGCAGGGAAGTAGGTGATAGCAAATGCCTACGCCTCTAAAGTACAATCCGGCGTACCACGATGACTGGGCATGGTCGCTTGCTATCAAGGGCGCAACAGATCAGGACATTGCTGATGCCTTCCATGTTTCGCGTAGGACCATCATCCGCTGGCGGCAGACATACCCGTCGTTCAATGAAGCCTGCCAGCACGGGAAGGAAGTCGCCGATGCAAAGGTGAAGCGGTCGCTGTATGAACGTGCCGTAGGCTTCGAGTATCAGGAAAAGGAAAGCGTCATCGACGTAGACCCCCGGACGGGCGAACAGAAGCCGGTGCGGGTCCGAACGCTCACCAAGAAAGCCGTCCCCGATACGATGGCGCAGATGTACTGGCTCAACAACCGATGCCGGGATGAGTTCTCCCAGACCCAGAAGGTTACGCTTGACGGAGCTGTTCAGACATCCCCGTTCGATAACCTGACGGATGATGAACTCCGCCGTCTGGCTCAAATGGACGAGGGCCTTGATGGCGACGCAGAATAATGTTTCGCCTGCCAAGCGCAAGTACCTCGGCTCCAATGCCCGGATTGCGCTGGCGAAACGGCACTACGCCGATTATGTCCAGTACGTCCACATGGGCAGGTGGAAAAGAGCCAGACACCTTGACCTCGTGTGTGAGAAGCTGGAAAGCATCATGGAGGGAAAGACCAAGCGGCTGATGATATTCATGCCGCCGCGCCACGGCAAGTCCATGACCGTGACCGAAACCTTCCCCTCGTTCTATCTGGGCAAGAACCCTGAAAAGCGGGTCATCGAGATCAGCTACAGCGGCGACCTTGCTCAACAATTTGGCAAGCGGAACCGCGATAAGGTCGAGGAGTTCGGTCCTGCGCTGTTTGGGCATACCATCTCCCAAGTGCAGGCCACCAAAACGAACTGGAACCTCGACAACGGCATGGGCGGCATGATCTCCGTTGGTATCGGCGGCTCCATCACCGGCTATGGCGCAGACCTGCTTATCGTCGATGACCCCATCAAGAACCGCGCCGAGGCTGAATCTGCCACCTACCGCGATAAGCTGTGGGACGAGTACCAGTCCACGGTGAGTACCCGACTGCACGCAGGCGGCGCTGTTATCATCATCCTTACCCGCTGGCACGAAGATGACCTTGCCGCCCGGCTCCTGAACCCGGAGTACGGCAAGGTTGAGGACTGGGACATTATCTCGCTCCCGGCCGTTTGCGAAGACCCGGCTACCGACCCTCTGGGCCGTGAGCTAGGTGAGGCGCTGTGGCCTGCGGGCGGCTACGACGAAGCATGGGCTGCACAACAGAAAGAGACCGTCGGTACATACGCATGGTCTTCTCTGTATATGCAAACCCCCACACCAAGCTCCGGCGGTATGTTCAAAAGAGAGTGGTGGAAACGCTGGGCGGCGCTGCCGTCCGGCCTGCATGACTTCATCCAGTCGTGGGACTGCACCTTCAAGGACAAGGACGGCTCGGACTTCGTTGTCGGGCAGGTCTGGGCAAGGAAAGGCGCAGACCGCTACCTGCTCGATCAGGTGCGTGGCCGCATGAGCTTCACGGAAACGCTGGATGCCATGCGGGGGCTTTCCTCCAAGTGGCCCCAGACCACCAGAAAGCTGGTCGAGGACAAGGCCAACGGCACGGCTGTCATCGACGTGTTGAAAAAAGAAATCCCCGGAATCATCCCGGTGGAGCCGTTTGGCGGCAAGGTGGTCCGCGCCCATGCGACCACCGCCGTGGCTGAAGCTGGGAACGTCTACATCCCAGCGGCATCTGCCTGCCCGTGGGTGATGGACTTTGTGGAAGAAATGGCCGCATTTCCAAGCGGTGCCCACGATGACCAAGTTGACTGCTATTCGCAGGCGAACGCCTACTATAACGACAACACGTTTGATATTCGTTCGCTGATAACGTAAGAAAAGAGGTGAATACAATGCACATACCTGAAGATGAAGCCGAGCGTCGGCGTTTGAATGAGCGTGGCCGTGAAATCCTCCGGCGGAAGAACGGCGCTGTGCGTCCGCATCGTGAGGATGGCTATGTGAACCTCCTGAACAAGTATGGAACCAAGCAGGACAACTCCGAGGCGTACAAGTTTGAGCGGGAGCCGGTCATCCCTGATATGCAGCTCACAGGGCTGTATGAAGGCAATGGCCTGTTCTCCAAAATCATTGATACGCCTGCCGAGGAAGCGCTGAAGCACGGCTTTGACCTGAATCTGAAAAGCAACGAGATGAATGCTTTTGTCGATGAGGCGCTGGATGATCTCGAATGGGATGAGAAGGCCACTACCGCTATCAAGTGGGCGCGGCTCTACGGCGGCGCTCTTATCGTCATGCTGATCGACGATGGGCGCGGGCTGGAAGAACCCGTTGACTGGGAACATATCCGCAGCATTGATGAACTGCGCGTCTATGAGCGCTCCATCGTGCAGCCAGACTACGCCAGCCTGTACCAGCAGGACTACGGCGGGAAAGGCGTAGGAAACCGGGTGTCTAAGTTCGGACAGCCGGAGTATTACTATGTTTCCAGCATCTACGGCTCTTTCAAGGTCCATGAGAGCCGCTGTCTGGTGTTCCGCAACGGCGTTCTGCCGGAGCAGACCTCCAATGCAACCTACCTGTTCTGGGGTATGCCTGAATACGTTCGCATTCGCCGGGCACTGCGGGAAACCGTAACAGCTCACACCGACAGCGTGAAGCTGCTGGAACGGAGCGTGCAGGCTATCTACAGCATGAAGGGCCTTGCCTCTCTGCTGACCACGGATGACGGCGAGAACCAAGTGCTGAAGCGCCTACAGCTTGTAGACACTTCCCGTGGTCTGCTGAACAGCATCGCCATTGACTCCGAGGGAGAGCAGTACGACTTCAAGACGTTCCAGTTTTCCGGTGTCAAGGATGTCATCGACGCGACCTGCAATATGCTGTCCGCGCTGACGAACATCCCCCAGACGATTCTGTTTGGCCGTTCACCGGCCGGCATGAACGCCACCGGCGACAGTGACTTCGAGAGCTATTACAACTTTGTGGAGAAGATTCAGCGCTTGATGCTGAAGCGTAACCTCCGCACACTGCTGGACGTTGTGTTCCGGGCGGGCATCGCTTCAGGCGATGTGGCCGAGGAACCCGACTACAAGCTGGAGTTCAAGCCCCTGTGGAGCCTGAGCGACACAGAGCAGGCCGCAGTTGACCAGACCAAGGCTCAGACCGCTCTGGTCAAGGCCCAGACTGCGCAGGCATACGTCGATATGCAGGCGCTCGACCCCACCGAGGTGCGCCGCCGCCTTGCGTCCGATGAGGAGTTTGATGTCGAAGACATCATCTCCGAGGATGACGAGGATGATCTGTTGCAGTCGTTGCTGGGTACTGAGCCGAGCACCATGAGCGACGTGGAAGCCGCCCAGAAGAACATTGAGCAGGGGAAGGCTCCGGGCGGCGAGGAACAGAGCTCTACCGTAGCACCTACGGCCACTCCGCCGACCACCAATACCGATGCCGCCGATACTGACTATGGTGTCGGCGTTCTTGTTGTGCAGGATGGCCGGTTTCTCTGCGGCACTCGCCTGAAGGGCGGCTCTGTTGGTGGACCGGGTGGGCATATCGAGGCGGGGGAGTCCCCGGAAGAT